GGCTTGCCTTCTCCGATCGTTGGCGGGCGTAGGCGAGGTCGCCTTCGGTGGGCTTGGGCAGGAAGGAGCCAGCCACGGAGAGTTCGGACTCCACGACGGCAGTCTTCCCGGTGGTGTTCGCTTCCCGGGCAACGGCCACGGCGGCGGCCACGCGGGAATCGATGACGTCGAGGGTCGAGCCGACGGAAGTCAGGGCGACCTCCTTGGGCGTGGCGACCGCGGCAGGCAGGGGCACGTCCGCAGGCTTAGACTTGCACCCAGCCAGGGCCCCGAGGGCGATGACGGCTAGGAGCAAGCGCACGGCCTTACTTGCCCTTGAGGGCGTCGAGGATGGACTTGCCCTTGGCTTCCAGTTCGGACGCCTTGGCGGCGTGCTTGCGGAAGACGAGAGCACCGGTCACCAGACCAGCGAGGAACGAGAGGATTGCGATAATCATTTGAGGATGTCGGGTTTGAAGTCTTTGAGGGAGGCCACGTCGTCGGGGAGCGGCTGCTTGGTCACATCGCGGAGGGCCTGCTTTTGGGCGGCGATGCTGGCCTGCTCGGCGGTGTCGCCACGTTCGACGGCGCGCATGAAGGCGAGGTCGAGAGCGGCGAGTTTAGGCGCACGCTCGGCCCGGAGTTGGTCGAGCTTGATGGCCTTGGCTTTGTCGATGTTGATGCGGATGCTCATTCGGCGGAGAACTCCCAGGCGTTGCGGAAGGTGCGGTCGGCGGGGATGGTGTCGGCCTCGACGATGCGGAAGGGGACGCCAGCGGGGACGTCCTTCGCGGCAATCTGCTCGGCGGTCAGGCCGCAGTCGGGAGCCGGGATGATGATGGCGACGCCGCCTTCGGGCGTCGGGTAGATGATGCGGATATTCGGGTCGATGGGCGGAACGGGCTCGACGATGACTTCTTCGGGGATGGTTTCGGAGTCCATAGGTTAGCGGATGATGGTCATATGCACGTTGGTCGTGTCGATTACTGTCGAGCCGTAAGAGACTTTGAACCTGAAGGCCGAGGTCGTCTGCGTGTATGTCCCCCAGCTGCTAGTCGTGACCGCGATCGAGAAAGCAGCGTCACCGGCGAAACCTGCGGCGGCATAGTTCGCGTCAGCCAAGGCCGTCGTGAAGTTCATGGTGTAGTCCCCAACTCCGTTGTCCGTGATGCTCGACACGTTGGCCGAAGCGCGAATGGCGACCGTGCCCGTGCCGTTGAAGTTCACCCACGCCTTGACGCCGTTAGCCAGACCAGGAGCGTTGACCGTTCCGTTTAGGTTGATGGTGGAGGTGGCACCTGAGACGGCGGAACCGATGTTCACGGTCGTCGTCGAGGTTGAGACCCCGTTAGTCCCGATGTTTACGGTCTTGGCCGTGGCCGCCAGCGTTGCGCCCGTGCCAATGTTAGTGGTCGAAGCGGCGGTCGAGTTGCCGAAGGTTCCACTCGCACCTGAGAAGGTGTTGGTGCCGGTGAACGTCTGGGTGTAACCAAGGGTCGCGACCGTCTGAACGGTTGCAGGGCCTCGGAATGTAAGGACTCCAGCAACCCCCGTCGTGATCCAGACGTCGCCCGAGACTGCGCCCGTAGGTGCGGCTCCAGGCACAACACGGAAACCTGCTCCGCTTGTGGTAGATGCTGGGGTTGATACTAGTGCTGAAAATGTGGAGGTTCCGTTGAATGTGTTGTTTCCTGTAAAGGTTTGTCCAACGCCGAGTAAGGCCAGTTGCTGAGAAACTCCTAAGCGTCTTAAAAATAGAGCGCCTCCTGAATACCAAACATCCCCGTCCGTAAAAGTGGTCGGCGTGTTAGAGCTTCCGAAGCTTAAAGGTGCTCTAGTGTTAGCTCCATTTCCTGCGTCAAGCACAAGAGCTCCAGCAGTATTGATAGTGCACAGGCCGTTCGAGTTGGTAGTCCCAATATTAATTGTGGTTGTCGAACCTGCCTGACCGTTTCTTCCAATGTTTACCGTCTGTGATCCTGTGGAAATTACGCCGTCAGAGATGTTAATAGTTCCGCCGCTCGTAGAGTTTCCGAAGGTTCCGTTGCCGTTGTTAAAGCTGTTGATTCCAGTCCAAGCATTGTTAGCAGAAAGACTTGCGCCACCGCCAGCGACAACCCAAGCGCCGTTGTTGCGGCCGTAGGTCGAGCCATCCGCGGGGGCGTCGTTGACCGTGGAGAGCGTGCCGAGGCCGAGGTTCGTCCGGGCGGTCGAGGCCGTGGCCGTCAGTTCCGAAAGGTTGTTGGCAGTAGCGAGGTAAGCCGACAGGTCAATCGATACCGTCTGCGTGCCGGCGTTATAGGCCAGAGGTGCAGTCGCGTTGACTACGCCTGAAGGGCCAGTCGGGCCAGTGTCGCCCTGAATGCCTTGGATGCCCTGAATCCCCTGGATGCCCTGCGGTCCTTGTGCGCCAGTGTCACCCTGCGGGCCTTGCGGACCTGTTGCGCCAGTCACACCCGTGTCGCCTTGCGGTCCCTGCGGACCAGTCGCACCCGTTGCACCAGTCGCCCCGGCCTCGCCTTGGATACCTTGAGGTCCCTGCGGACCAGTGGGGCCAGTCTCGCCCTGCGGACCAGTAGGGCCAATCGGACCCTGCGGGCCTTGGATGCCAGCAGCGCCTTCCAGATTGACCGTCCAAGAGGCATAGGTTCCTGCGCCCGTGTGGTTCTTTACGTCGATGACGATGACGCCCGTGACGAAGTCGTAGCTCGTGACGTCACCGTGCATATGGTTGTCGTTGTCATATGCGATGATGACGGACTGCTGGACGGTATACGCGAGGCCAGCCTCGACCGTCAGCGTCTTGCTTCCGTTGCCGATCAGGAGCGAGGTCGTGGAGGTCGTCTCATACTTGTCGCCGTTGATGCCCTGCGGACCTTGCGGGCCGATGGGGCCTTGAGCGCCGATGGGGCCTTGAGCGCCCGTCTCGCCTTGGATACCTTGGATGCCTTGGGGGCCAGTAGCCCCGGTCGCTCCCGTTTCGCCTTGGATGCCCTGGATACCTTGGGGGCCTTGAGGACCCGTTGCACCAGTAGGACCAGCGGGACCGACCTCGCCTTGCAAGCCTGTGTTACCTTGAGGTCCCTGCGGACCTTGGATGCCTTGGATACCTTGAGGGCCAGTAGGGCCGGTAGGGCCAGTGGCTCCCGTGTCGCCCGTGTCACCCTTGGGGCCAGTAGGTCCAACAGGACCTTGAGGGCCAACAGGGCCTTGAGCGCCAGTCGGGCCAGTGGGGCCAGTCGGACCAGGAGCACCGGGCACGCCCACCGAACCGTCAAGCGTGCCGGCCACGATGCCCGTGACCGTGCCCACGATGGTGGACTGGTCTGCGGCGAACGTGCCGGAGATGGTCCCGAAGGTCGAAGCCGTCGAGGTGATCGTCGCGTCGGGCATGGCTCAAAGGGTAACCGAGTCGATGACCTGCACGCGGAACACCTCAGTGCGGGAGATGCCGCCGCCGGGAAACGCAAATTTGATATCCCACCTGCCTAGGCCAAGCGCCCAGTCGGCGGTCGAGCCCGGGTAGATGCAGGTGAACGACAGGCCGTCTCCGGCCTTGGTGATCGTCAGCTCGTAGGAGTTGCCGCACTTGTCCTCCACCGTCGAGGTAAGGGTCGTGGCCAGCAGGTTGGCAGGGCCGGTTGCGCCAGGGGTCCAGACGAAGGTGCAGGCGAACGTGTTGCCCTGCGATAGCGTGACGGTGTCAGACATGGCTACTTATTGTGCAAATGGTAGGGTTTAGGTCAGAAAGCCGTCAGGTTGCCGATGGAGACGATGGGCTGGGCGGGCGAACCGCCCCCGATGAACTGAACGTCTGTAGTGAAGAAGGTCGCGTTAAGGGTGGCGCTTAGGCCAGTCAGGGTAACCGTCTGGCCTTCGAGCTGAGTCCTGACTTCGGTCGGCATTAGAAAGCCGTTGGTAGGGTTGCCAGGGATGCCAATCAATCGGTTGCTCGGTGAGGGGAATGTGCTGTAGGCGCTGAAGATGCTCGGCTGCTGGGCGAAGTTAGATAAGATGGTAAACCGAGGATAGCGGATGAGACCGCTTCCAGAGGCCGAAGCCTTCTGGCCTCCGACGCCCGCCAGATAGTCGATGTTGTGGTCGCCTGATACGAAGCCAGCCCCGCCCGTCCCGTAGTCGTCGTTCAGGATCATGGCACAACGGAACTTGCCCCACGTGGAGACCGAGGCCGATGCTCCCAAGGCGGTAGCCATCAGACTCGGGCGTAGTAGTAGGTCGCCGTGGCCGAGCCGAGCTTGATGCGGTCAGCCCACAGCGAGCCGGTGACGTATTGGGTGACGGTCGAGCCGTTGACCGTGGCGATGCGGATATAGCCTTCCGCGTCGGTGTCCGCAGGCAGGGGCGTTCCGATGTTCCACTCGAAGCCGGTCGGGTTCGGGAACAGGCCCGACGCGAACGGAGCCTTGACCCACACTTCGTAGGTGCTGGTCGAGACCGTGATCGTGCTGGCGATGTTGCCAGGGGTGACGTTGTTGACCGTTCCCGAGACGATGCGGTATTCGCTTAGGCCGCCAGTAGTCTCGACGTGGATGACCTTGAAGGGGTGCATATCGGAAGGTTCGTCGGTGCATCCGCCTTCTTCGGCGTAGTTGAGGATACGGGTATCGAACGCACGCGGGACGGTTCCGTTTACGACCGGGGTGGCCCAAGCAGGGATGAAGCCAAGGGCGTTGGCCGCGATGGCGTCCTCGTTATTGACCACGTTGCCCCATGCGTCCGGGGTCGTGGCCTCGTTGATGTAGTAGGGGTCCTCGGCCTCGGTGACGTCTGCCTTGTTCATCAGGAACGTGGCGTTTAGCTCGCAGGGAATGACGATGTCCTGAGACCCGACGTGCATCTGGCTGACCTTATACCAGGTCGTGAAGGAGGTCAGGCTGGAGTTTACCGTAAGCGCGCCGACGTTTACGTTCCGAAGGATGTTAGTGAACTCAATCTGAAACACGCCCGGGCCTGCCTGCTGGACGAACACGCTGCCAGCCAGGGCGGGGATGGTGTTGAGGCAGACCTGCAGATCGTAAGCGTTTTGCGTGGAAGGATCAAAGGTGCTTCCAGTGGTGATGCCGTCGTAAGTGAATGAGACCGACCCGGACCTGTATTCTCCCGCAAAGGTGAGAAGCTTGATTTCGTTTCCGTTGACCGTGCTCCCTTCTCGCAGGGTAGTCATAGTGGCGGTTGAAGGAGTAGCCGCGACAGAGTCGATGATGGCCAGAACCCGGACATGGTGACCGAAGAAGCGGGGGTTGAAATAGGTCGTGTGACAGTGGCCCCAGTCCAGCAGAGTTTCGCCCTCGGAGACGACCTCTTCGTATCCCTCCATCTTCTGGACGTTGGTCGTGTTCTGGTAGAGCGAAGGGCCCGCGTCAACGAACACCGCGTCAAACTCAGCTGAGCCGTCCTTGACAAAGGACACCCAGGGGAGGTTCTGATCCAGAAGACCGCCATCGAAGGCGCCGTTGCCAGCGTCCCACTTCGACAGGGTGACGAACCAGCGACCCGTTCCCGTCAGGGCGTAGCCGCCGCCGGCAAGCATCCAAGGGGACAGGGCGTCAGCCAAGGGTGCTGGCGTGACCGTGGTAGACTTGACCGCGACGAAGTTGATGTATGCCTGCCTATGGTCCGTAAACGCCCCGGTCTTGATGTAGGGCATCAAAGAGTGGGTATAGGTCACCGAGCCCATGGCCACCTGAACGACAGGGGTAGGCGTGCCACCTACAGGCATGGCGATGACGCGGCACTGGAACTGAAGGGGGTTGACTGCTACTGTCAGCGGCGGAGAGCTTACGCCAGGAACCTCTGGGATGTCAGGAGGCTGCGGAAGGTCTGGAAACTTTATTCCAACAAAGAGACCATCCCCGGTCGGGTTATTCCACGGCCTCTCGACGTCCAGGGAGAACCCGCTGGACGATGCCTTGAAGGTGTATCCGTTCCCGGGTTGTAGGCTCATAGGTCAGACAAGGGTGCTGACCTTCTGATATACTTCGCTCGGCCAGCCCTGCACGCTATATCGGACCTCATAGTTCACCTTATACAGGGCGCCGAAGTCTTGGATGTTTACCTGACTTAGAAGCAGCTGGTTATAATTACCGTTGTCGTCGTTAGAAATCCAATCGGTGGCAGGGCCTGCATAGTCGGGCACGATCTTAGGAAGGTTGCTGTTCCAGTTGTTGTTGAAAGAGCTAGTTCCGAGCAGGCTAAGCGCTTCGTTCACCATGGCGGCCTGCGTGGTGTAGAAGTGGCCGGAGAAGGACGAGGTCGGGGCGAGGTAGTTCGTCTTGCCGTAGAAGTGCTTGAACTCGGGTTTGACGAAACCGATGAAGCGGCCACCGTTCTCGTCCTCGAAACAGGCGCCGTTAAGGCCCATGTAGGACTGCTTCCTTGAGACGGTGGTAATGGTGCTCCCGCTGATGATCTTAACGTAATCATTCGGGTTCTTGATTTCCACCAGCGGACCGACGGGGGACTGGGCATAGGGAGGCTCTCCGGCGATGGCGTAGGTGCTTCCACCGAAAGCCTCGATGAAGAAGTTCTGGTTGGTCGTGATGTTCTCGGACGTCAGACCGTTAGACGAGGCAACCTCGGGGTTGGTGAAGTTGCCGCTGTTGAAACTCGGGTCGATGCCGACGTAGTCCAGGGACACGACTGCGATGCCAAGGGCCTCCCAGCTGATGTTATACTTATGGACCTTGAGGAAAGAATACGCCGGGTCTGGGTGCGGCGTTCCGCGCAGGACGAAGCCCTGAAGGTCTACGGTGTGATCGCACTTATATTTGGTCGTCGAGGTGATGAGACCGTAGCCGTCCCCGACGATGTTCCAGCCCGCTTGGATTAGCGGGGTCGTCAGCGGATTTCCTTTTTCTACGATGTTAGGCATATGCTTTCAGTTGTTAAGGGGTGGTTGCCGAAGGGCGGGGAGTTGCCATCCACGTGCCACCCCTGACCATGTTGGAATCTACGAGCTGACGGAGAAGGGCGGACTGGGTGCGCTGCTCTTCGAGCTGGGAGTTCATGGCCTCAAGCACCGGGTTGGCTCCGACGCCGATCACGTTGCCGAAGCCTTCGGGAGATTTAAAGGTGGTGGACATACTATCGACCTCCTTCTTGGTGGCGACCTCTGCCTCGGCGGCGGCCTTCTGAGCGGCGGCGGCGGACGCGGCCTCGGCGGCGGCCTTGCCTTCAGGGGTATTGGCGGCACGGCCAGCGGCGCGTCGCTCTAGAATCTTCTGGATTTCCTCGTTCTTGGCGTAGTCGTTGATGCCGATTTGCATCCCCATGGTATCCAAGAAACGGCCAGCCGTATTCCAGAAACCCTTACCTTCTTCCACGTAAGTGGACATGGCTGACTCTGCTTCGGATTTGCTGAAGGTTCCACCGCCTTCTTGGCCTTGCTCCCTGGCTAAAGCCTCGGCGGCGATCTTGGCGTTCTGGCGATCTAGGGCGTCCTGCCGGCGACCAGCGGCTTCACGGGCTGAGGTGACCGTGCCCGCGCGCATATACTTATTCTCACCCTTCTCAGCGTCGGCCTTGGCATCCTGGACTGCTTGCTTGTTCTTTTCGATGGAGGCAGAGATGGCGCTGATGGCTGCGTTCAACAGGACCATCGGAGCCGCGAAGGAAAGGAACAGGTCCTTGCCGAAGGACTTGAAGCGGTTCTGCACCCCTTCCATGTTCTTCTCTAGGTTGCTTACGGACTTCTTGACCTTCTCGGTCACCTGCTCGGCGTTGGTATCGCCGTTGATGCTGAACTTGATGACGTTGCTCATGCTTGGCTCTTTTCGAGTTGTTCGATTAGTTCTTCGTCCTCGGTGGTAAGGACTTTAAGTTCGGCTCCCTTGCACACGGCAAAGGCGGAGTTAAGCCAGATGGCTTGGCACTCCGGCATCGTCCACGCCCGGTCCTCTGAGATGTTGTTGGCAACCAAGTTGGCCACCACGCTGAGCGGCCAAGGGATGCCGGATGTCTCCATGCTCTTGGACTTACGCTCCCAGAACTTGGGCCACGCGCTGACCAGGACGAACTTGGAGAAGCGGTCAATCTGCTCGGCGAAGTAATCCCCGTTGGAGTTCATCCTGCCGAGATACCAAGAGTCTTTCAGCGTCAGCTTGTCGATGCGTTCGCCCGAGCAAACCTTGACGGCCACCAGCAGATCGAGCGGACGGATGTCCGCTTCAGAACGAAGGAGGGGGCTTTCGGCTGCTTCCAGCTGCACGCGGTGAAGCAGGCAGAACGGGGAAACAAAACGGCCCAGCAAAAACGTGTTAGCTGGGTCCGTGAAAGCCGATGTGAATCGGCGGTCCATGCGGTTAGGAGGCGATGGCCTCGTAGCCGACAGCAGTAACGGTCACGGCGGAATAGCCGCGATTAGATCCCTTGTCTGAGACCTTCTGGACCCAGCCCGAAAAAGCGGTCGAAGCAGTGCCGCCAGCGTAGGACGAAGCGGTGTTGACCGTCAGGGAGAAGGCCGCGCCGAGGACAGGAATCGCTGACGTTTTCGCGATGATTTCCACGGAGATCTGGGTCTTCCTATCGTCACCGCGCCATGCGACGGTCATGCCATCCTCATCGACGATGGTGGCCTCAGAGGTGAACTCACCGTCGTTAGTGTAGGACTGGACAACGGCATTGGCAACGGCGGCGCCGGCGATGCCGTAAATTGCGGTTACCCCTTTGACGATAGCAGCCATATACTATTGCGGATAAGGTAAGGTTAGCCCTCGGGGTTCACGACCACCAGAATGTCGTAGACTAGGACCGATGCCCAGGAGCGCTCGTTGACCCCCTCATCCTCGGACATGGGGGTGATGTCGTAGCAGTGGGCGTCGCCCTGCAGGGTGAACACGGCCTGCAGCGCTTCGAGGTCCTGCATGGACCCGGCGATGGCGGCCACCCGGGCGCGGTGATCCGTCAGGGTCACGTCGTCGGCAGAGTCCAGCAGGGTGACGCGGACGGTGCATGAGTAGTTGCCGAGGCCGTCCGGGAAGTCGTTAGGTAGGCGGGCGGAGTCGCAGAGCACGATGGCCTTGGGGAGCACGTTCGTGTCGGCGCTGTCGCCCTTGTAGATGTTTACCCCGGTCAGTTCGACCTGGGCGGTGAGGTGGGAGGCCACGGCGGCTTCCACGATATGGCGGGCGGATTTGGTTCCCATAGAGTTATTTCTTACGGCGGTTAGCCTTTTTGATGGTTGGGTTGAAGTATTCCTGGACGGCGGTTCGCATCTGTCTGACGCGGTTTCCGTAGACAAGGTTCTCCGTGCCGGCTTCGCCCGCAACGTTATTGACGTTTCCGATCATGTTCATCACGGTCATCGAGATAAAGCCGGGGCTTTGACTTGAGCTGAACAAGCCATCAGCCGAGCGCTTGTTGGCGTCCACCCAAGGGGCGTTGTATGCGCCGAAGTTGCGGGCCACGCCCTTCTTGGTGACGGGCATAGGGACCTGCGACAGGACCGCCGCCCAGCCAGACTTGACTCGGCCAACCTTGGCCTGACGTTCGGCTATGTAGGCTTGGAGTTGTTGAACTGAGCCGACCATATACTGAGGGCCGCCGAGTCCCTGGTTGCGCTTCCAGCGTCCGTTCACGGCGTTCTTGTATTTGTCGTGGATGCCTCGGAGGTTGTTGGTCTGGCCTTCAATCGGCCTGATCTGCCCGAAGATGTTCGCCTTGTTCAGGTAGTTCTTGGCCTTCTTGAATGAGCGCTCCCAGCTGGTGTCATCCAGAATCTTACGCATGACCGGGGAGATACCCTTGGCCTTGGCTGAGTTGAAGTTGCCGTGGATGTCCATATACGCCTGTCGGTCGTCACCCCTTACTGAGTTGATGACGCGGCGCAGCAGGACAGGCATCCCCTTCTTGGGGCTGTCCGCAGGGACGAAGATGCGTTTAACGTCATTCCCCAGCTTGTTCATGCCAGCCTTGTGGGCGGCTACGCTCAAGCCACGGCCACCGCCGGCAGGCATCGGAGGGGTGAAGGTCATGGCGTCGCGGCACATCAGCCTGATCTGCCCGCGGGTGACCATCTCCATATCCAGCTTCAACTCTTCGACAAAGTGCCTCAGCGTCGCGTTGAAGTCCGCGAGGCTGGCCGGGTCGATGGGTGTCCGCTTCTCGGCCATTACTGGTTGTCGTCGATGCAGGTGAGCTCGATGACGGCGCTGGCCTGCTTGTAGGACTGGCCCTTGACCCGGAGGACCTGCCCGTTGACCGTCAGTTTCTTGCCAGGGGCTAGGGAGGTCACAGGGACGCCCGAGGCGATTGTGGCTACCTGACCTCCAACCCGGCCATCAGAAGCCGTCCAAGGGGCCGTAGCGGCGGCGAAACGCACCGTCCACATCTTTTCCTCGGTGAAGCCCCCCGCGTCGAACTTGGGGGTGTTCATGGGTTGGGACAGGCCGACAAGGAACAGGTTGGCCCCGACCGTAGCCGGAACCCCGATGTCTGCCAGGATGGATTGGAAGTCAGAGTTGAAGGTGGAACCGTAGAGGGACATGAGGGTGGGTAGGGATTTAGGGATACAAAAAAGCCCCCATCGCTGGGGGCTGTTTCAGGACTCAGCCCCGATTAGGGGTTGTAGACCGAGGCGAGAGTGCCCGTGGTGATCGCCTTGTTCGCACCGAACATCAGTTCCATGGAACCGACGAGGTTACGGGTGCTCTTGTCAGCCCAGACGTTGTAGTAGACCGAGATGCCGAGACCTTCGATCGGAACCACTTCGCGAACGAGGAAGTCGTTGCCGACAGCGTCGAGGTCCGGGGCGGCAGCGGCCATCGCCAGCGCTTCGCTGGAAACCGCGAAGCCGGCGAGTTTCGCTTCGGACGGGAAGAGGGAAGCGTAGAACACGCCACCATCGAAACCGTAAGCGCCAGCGGAGAGCGGGAGGGAGGTCGTGCTGGTCGGGATGAGCTGGGAGTAGATGCCCGGGTTCACGATCAGGGTCTTGCGACCGGCCTTCGAGACGCCGGCCCAGAGAGCCTTCAGCTGAGCGGAGCCAGGGGTGACAGCCGAATCAGCGGCGGTGACCGTGGCGGCGCCGAAGTTGGCGACGGTGATAGGAGCGGTAGCGGCGGCCCAGATGGAGTCGGCCAGCTTGTCCATGTTGATCTTCAGAATCTTCTCGAGCTTGATGCCGTTCTGGATGTCGGCGTAGGAGAGACCGAAGGGCTGGTAGAGGTGGTTCAGCGAGACGGCGGTGGCGCCGAGGGTGCTGTCACCGATGACGTTGAACGCGGTCGGGTTGGTCAGCGTGGTGCTGCCAGCGGTGGAGAGAGCCACCTGGACGACGTCCTTCGGGCGCTTCACGTCAGCCGAGAAGTCGGAGGCGAAGTTGCCGAGGGCCGCGAGGCGGTTCGAGAGGGAGGTGAGGCTGAGCTCGGAGACGGTATCGACGATCAGAGCGCTGTTGATGGTGTTAGGCATGGGTAGCTAGTGGAGGGTTAGAGGGGGAAATTATTTGGAGAAGAGGACGGCCTTGTGCTTCTTGAGGAAGGCGCGGCGCTCAGGGCCGGCAGGCATCGAGGCATACTGCTCGTGGATGGAACCGACAGCGGCGGCGACGACCGGGGCGGCGACAGGAGCCACGCCAGAAGAGGCGAGGATGTTCGCGGCCTCGACGGAGGCGGTGGCCTTGGAGGCTTCGAGCTCGACGATCTTGGCGTTGGCCTCGGCGAGGGCGGCTTCCAGTTCCTGAACCTTCTGGTCCTTGGCGGCGGCATCGACCTTAGCCTGGTCGAGTTCGGCAGAGACGTTGACCACGGAGGCTTCGACCGTCTTGCGGAGGTCGTCGCGTTCAGCGGTGAGGGAGACGACAGCGGCCTCGGCGGCCTTGAAGCGTTCTTCGATGGTCATATACTATTGCGTAGGGGGTAAGGTTAAGCGGCCTGCTCGAAAGCGGCGAGGGCCTCGGCGAAGGACGTGGCCAGACCCGTGATGAGGTTCTTGGCGGCGGCTTCCCGGCCAGAGAACACTTGGCCTTCCATGTCTTCGCGGCTGGCGAGCGAACGCTTGCGGAGGACCGTCTGCTTGAACTCTTCGTGCATGGCCTCGATGGACTTCTGCTCGAGCTCGCGCATCTCGTCGGTGTAGCCTTCGCCGGCGATGTTCGGGGCCTTGTATTTGCCCGCACGGAACACCTCGACCTTGAGGCCCATGTTCTTGAACGCCTCGTCGTAGGACTCGTCCACGGCGATCACACCGATGGAGCCTACCATGGCGGAGGGCGATGCGATGACGTAGTCGCTCTGTGAGCCGGTGTAGTAAGCCCCGGAGGCCATGAGCTTCTTGGCGTAGGACATGGTCGGCAGAGGGATGCTGGCAATCTTGTCGGCGAGTTCGGGCGTGCCGACGACAGTCCCACCAGGGGAATCAATCTCGAAGGCGATGCGCTGGACCGCAGGGTTGGCAAGGGCTTCGTCAATCTGCTCGCTTACCTCGGTCATGTCCATGGCCCCGGTCATCTTCTCGAACTTGGTCAGGCCGACACCCAGAAAACCCTGCAGCGGGATGACCGCCGTGCCGCCCTGCGTGACGTAGGGCTTCGCGACAGGGTTGAAGAACATATCCAGCACGCTGTCCACGACGCCGTATTTCTCGGCATACTTCATGTGGTTCGCGGCCTTGATAGGGTCGCAGAGCAAGGGCTCGCGCCCGGACAGTCCGTTGATTAAGCACTTCATGGATTAGAGGGTTCGGGAGGGGGAGGGAGGTCGAGGTTATCAGCGACCGCGTCAGGCGTCTGGCTCGAAGCCTGACCCTGCTGCAGCCAGTTGAAGGCCGACTGGTAAAGCATCCACAGCGGGAGGTTCCGCTCCTTGGACTTCTGGACGAGCTTCTCCATCTCGACGGCGCGCTGCTCGAGCACCTCGTCGTAGGTCATGCCCTTCTTGCCGAGGATGGCCTGCGCCGTGGTCAGACCCATCTGCAGGTCGGCACGGTCTTGCGAGGCTTCGCGGCCAGCGTCCACGGTGATGTCGCGGGGCGTGATCCAAGACTTGCGGTTGAAGTCCGGGTCGTCGGGCAACTTGCCCTTGGCGATGGCGTCAGCGATGACGTAGTCGTAGACCCTGTCGAGGCTGTCGATGATAATGCTCTGCCACTTGCCAGCCCATCGTGACACGCGGCCAGCGACCAGACGCACCGAGGAACCGCCGAGGGCTCCGGGCGTGACCTGGTATTCGTAGGGGAGCAGGCGGACGATGTCGCGCTCAATGGCGGTCATCATCCCGATCCACGCTTGAGAGGGGCGGGTCTGGGTCAGCTGAGAGAGGTCCTCGTTGGTATCGACCACCAGCATCTTGCCGCCCATCTGGCTGGCCATCTTCTCGCAGGAATTGTAGTCGCCGGAGAACTTGGAGGCCGGGTCGTCTTGCAAAACGCCACCCTGCTTCTTGAGGATTAAAGTATGATCTGCGCTGTCGCGGGCTGCTCGGACCTCGAGCGAGAAGACTTCCAAGTGGTCACGGACCGAGTTCAGGCTAGACTGCAAAACTGGATAGCCGCGCACCGCGGACGGGCGCTCGAACTCAATGACCTGGAGCATCGACTGGGCGGGCACGTAGCGGTCCTTCTTGTCGCCGTCAGTGTAGACGTTCCAGCCCGTGATTTCGCCGTAGGTTCCGAGGTAAGCCCCATCCACGTTGCTGGTGTCGAACTTGTCGGAGGGAGTTCCCACTCGATGACTCTCGAGGATTTGCACCTTCGGGATGCCGGTCTTCGGGTCGTTCGTTAGGATGCCGAACGAGTCTCCATCGACCAAAGCCCCGGACATCCACATGGCCTGCAGTTGCCCCAGGTTGTAGCGTCCGGTCAGGTCGCAACGGGTGGACCAGTCGCGGAAATAGTTCTGGTGGGCAACGGCCACAGCGGGGTCGCGGGCGTTGGACTGAGCCACAAGGCCGTCACCGATGGAGACCAGCACGGCCTCGTCGATGCACTGCTTGTAGATCGGGCTGTTGCGGACGGCCCAGCGGGACGTGCCGACCATCGTCAGGCGCGTGCCGGACGTGACCTCCTTACGCTGGTCGGTGACCGCACCGATGAACAGCATACGCCGAGCACCCGAGTCGGTCGTGCTGGCGAACTGAGAATACGAGGCGGACGGCCCCTTCTTCTCGGTCTTGGTCTTGGGCGTGGTCTTCTTTCGCATCAGAGGTCAACCCGCATATCCCAGTTCTTCTGCACGGAGGTATGAGCACCGCCATACTTCTTCGGGTCGATACGGGACAAAGCGTAGTTAATCTCGAGCAGGCGCTGCTGGGGGGGCATCCCGAACTGCTTGTTCACGGACGTGCCGGAGTCCGAGTAGGACGTCACGGCTTTGCCGAGGTCCCCTAGTGCTTCCTGCTTGTATTGCAGCAGCACGTCCTCTGATACGCCTACGTAGATGCCGAGCATATACTTATTGCGGGGCGGGTAAGGTTTGCGGTTCGTCCCGACCGAGCAGGCCCCAGCGCGCCGCGATCAGCATCCCGAGAAGCTCGCAGTCGAAAGCATGGTTGTCGCGGACTCCTTTCCGTAGTCGCCACATGGCCTTGCCTGCCTCCTTTATGCGGACCTCCGAGTTCAGCTGCTCGATATACCCGGGGTCGGCATCCCGGGCAAAGGTGAACACCTTACGCGAGCGCATCCCGTGGAACAGGTCCTTGCCCGACAGGTTGGACCAGACCACCAGCGCCGTGGGGGTGCGGATGCCCGGGACATGGATGGCGGTAGGGGTGTTGTAGAACCGCCGGACAGTGTCCCCGGCCTTCGTCTTGACGTTGAAGTATTCCTGACCCGAACCCTTCGAGCAATACCAGCCACGGGTGGCGCACTGCTTATAGACCGTCTGGGTCGTGGTGTCCGCGCCGCCAGAGTCCACCATGACGAGCTGAGGGTGGACGCCGTGCTTGACCGCCAAGGCGTCGAGGCCGGACCAATCGCCTAGGCCGTCAGTGCTCAGGACCTTGCCGAAGTAGACCAGCCGGCTGTGGCCCGTTCGTGCCCACTGCCTGACTACCACCCAGAAGTGGTCCATCTGGCAGTCGATGGTCAGGCTGATAAACTTGACCGAGCCTTCGGGAGCGTCGTCCTTGTCCACGATTTGACCGCGCGGGCTGATGTAGCAGACCGCTTCCCAAGGGTCGGCCATGGCGTAGTCCGAGGACTCCGTCGAGACGACCATGCTTCCCGTGCCGTCATCACTCCAGGGCAGAGCCAAATACTGGTTCTTGAACAGCATACGCGGGGTCTGGTCCCCGACCAAGTCTGCGACCTGCTTCGCTTTGATCATGTCCACCGCGAGCGACCCCCAGCTCGTAGACGCAAGAGCGTTGACGTGGAGCCCGACGTAGCCGGCCTTCTCAGCCTTGGTCGTGGCCTCGAACCCGGCGCCGCGTTCGACCTCGTTGCAGATCGTGCGGACCTCGTCGTTGTCCTCCATACGGTGATGGCACTTCGAGCACTCGTAGGTCGTGCCCTGTTGCACCGCCTCAAGGTCCCAGCCGTCCACCATTTTCGCCCCCTCCGGGAACCTGATGTAGTCCCAGAGAAAGGGCTGCCGATGGCGGCACGCCTCGTTGGGACAGACGAACATCCATTCACGCTGGTCGGTCATCAGGTAGAACTTCCAGAACTCCGCGCCCTGTCCCTCGATGTCACCGGGCTGGCTCTCGTAGATCGCCTTCGACGCGAACGCCGCCGCCTTCATTCGGCTCATGCTCATGGCCAGAGCGCCGTTCGGCCACTGCCAGATTTCCGAGCCGAACACGTAGCGCACGTGCAACGACTGCAGGTGCTTCTCCGTCGAGGCCGAGCGGTTGTGAATCAATGACCCGTCCGCGAACCGAAGCGTGCCAGACTTGTCGTTATCGTCCCCGGACATCTGAGAGCGGATGTCGGACACCTGGTCGAACAGCGGCCGCAGCTCGTTCAACGTGAACGCCTTCGCCTTGTCCTGAGAGTCGAGGAAGATCGCCATCGACGCGCGGCGGTTTGCCATCAGGTAAGTCGCGCAGAGTTTCAGGGTCAGCGTCTTCCCGCAGCCGATGGCCCAGGGCATGAACAGACGCGACGTCGTCGGCGCGTTGAAGATGCGCACGGCCTCGCCGATCCACGGCCACCGCTTCGGGTTGTAGCCTCCGTCGAACACGCCCGCAGGAATCTTCTTAACGTTCTCCTTCAGGTAAGCCACCGGGTCGCTCAGGGCCGACGGCCTGACCACGGCCAGCCCTTCCTCGAAGAGCTCGTCGGCGTTCACGGCTTCGGTTCCTCCAGCACTCCGGCCACCCGGGCAATCTTCTCGCGGGCCTCACGCGCCCACTCCGTCAAGACACCGATGGCTTTCACCGGGTCCTTGGGGTTGCAGTTCTCACCGCACTCAGAGCCTAGCGCGTCCAGCCGTTCGACGATCAGGCCAGCCAGACGGAGCATCGCCTCGCGCGCTTCGGTCGCGTCGATGTGCTGGCGGGCGAACACCGAGCGCCGTTCCTGCTCTTCGCGCAACGCCACCGCCTGCTTCAGGCTCTGGTTGTAGGTCACTTGGTAGCGGCCAGCCTCAGCATCGCCGGCACGCAGCATCCGCTCATACTTCTCACGGGCGAGCACGACCAGGCGCTCGTGCTTCTCGATCGTCTGCTCGAAGCTTGCGTCGGGGATTCCCTCCACGTCGAGCGGCGGCCTTTCTTTTTTCGGTCGCCCCGGCTTTCGAGCTGAACCGGCTGGTTCGGAATCCCCCGATTTTGGCTGGTTTTGAAA